AGACAGGTGAGTTTATTTCACGATATTTCCAAAAGGGCAGTATGATTGCGGTAGTCGGAAGTATTCAAACAAGAAGTTGGGACGGTAATGACGGTAAAAAGCAGTATGCGACAGAAGTTATTGTAGATGAGGCATACTTTACCGGTTCAAAATCTGAAAACAGTACAGGTGGAAATACTGATTTTTCCGACAGCGGTTTAGACAATTTAAACAGTCAATACGGTGAGGATTTTGCAACAATCGGTGATGAAGAAGATTTGCCGTTTTAAGAGGTGTAGTGTATGAACAACGGAATTAACTACTTTCCGCTGAACGTACATTTAGATGATAAATTTGAATTAATCGAGGCTGAATTTGGACTGAAAGGGTTTGCGATAGTCGTTAAGTTGTTCCAAAAGATATACGGACAGCAAGGTTACTATTGTGAATGGACAGAAGACGTTGCATTATTGTTCGGAAAGAATGTAGGTTTGGGTGGTGATGCCGTGTCCGAAATAGTGAGAGCCGCGATTAAAAGAGGTATATTTGACAGTGAACTTTATGACAAGTATCAAATCTTGACTTCGAGAGGCATACAAGAAAGATACTTCGAGGCAGTCAGTCGCCGTAAAGAAGTTGAAGTCAGAAAAGAGTACCTCTTAATTAAAGTCGACCAAATTTATAAGAATGTACGCATTTTAAATGAAAATGTAAACATTTCAAGCAAAAATGTAAACATTTCCGAACAAAAGAAAGTAGAAGAAAGTAAAGCAAAAGAAAAGAAAGTAGAAGAAAGGGAACTGCCACGTCTGCCTGTAAGAATTGTTAAGCTATATGAGAACAATATAGCACCTTTGACACCGATTACACTGCAAGGCTTAGATGATTGGCTTAATGCTATGTCAGAAGATGTCGTTGAATATGCTATAAGCGAAGCTGTAAAGAACAACAAACGTAATTACAAGTATATAGAGGCTATATTGCGTAATCACTTTAACGCAGGACGTACCACGCTTGCGGAAGTACAAAGTGCAAAGCGAGCGTATAAAGGCAATGAAAATGAGCTTAGCATTAACAGAGACGATAATCTTGATTATGATGAACTTGAAAAAATAATGAGGGAGAAAACGTAATGATTGTATTTTCTATAGACCCCGGCAATATGCAGAGCGGTTGGTGCATTGTTGACGGAGAAACAATGAAACCACAAGACTTTGGAAAGACCGATAATGATGAGTTGTTAGACAGTTTTGAACGTCTGATAAGAGTATATCAAGTGGACGTTGTTGTTATTGAAATGGTGGCGTGTTACGGTATGCCGGTTGGACGTGAAGTGTTTGAAACGTGTGTGTGGATTGGCAGATTTACAGAAAAAGCAAAGCAATTACAAAAGGATGTTCAATACATAACACGCAAAGATGAAAAAATGAATATTTGTCACAGTATGAAAGCCAACGACGCAACTATTCGCAGGGCTTTGATAGACAGATTTGCAAAGCACGACCTAAAGAACGGCAAGGGAACAAAGAAAAGCCCCGATTGGTTTTACGGCTTTAAAAGTGACATTTGGGCGGCTTATTCAGTGGGGATAACGTGGATTGATATGGAGGAAAACGATGATAATTAAACAAGACAGAGAAAATTTTCATATGTTGAATTTTTTGGATAAGTTTATGATGGGACATAAAGGATACATAGCGGGCGGCTGTTTTAAAAACATTTTCAACGGTGAAAAGATAAAGGACATAGATATATTTTTTGATAACGAGGAAGAATTTTATTGCGCCGTGGAATACTTCGACCGTCAGACAGAAGGATATACAGGCGATAACGCATTGACAGTGCAATATAATTTTTACTACGAAAACGACAATGTCAAGGCATATAGGCATATAGACAGTGGGTTGGTATTGGAGTTATGTCGTAAAAATTTCAATGACGCAAAGTCGATGTTAGAAAATTTTGATTTTACTATATCAAAGTTTGCATATTTCAAAGAAGAAGTAACGGAGGACGACGGAAAACATATTGAATATAAAGTAATGTACGACGATAAGTTTTTTGAACACCTACATACAAAACGATTGGTAGTCGATGACAAAATACTGTTCCCAATGTCAACATTTGAGCGAATGATACGATATATCAAATATGGATATATGCCGTGCAGAGAAACAAAATTGAAGATAGCAACAGCAATACACGAAACAAATATTGATGATATTTCGGTCAGCAAAAGTTTGTATGAGGGTATGGATTAATTTATTTTTAGGAGGAATAAGAAAATGAACGAAGAAAAAGAAATAACAAAGATATTAATGGAATTAGGTACACCGTGTCATTTGGCAGGCTATGACCTAATCAGACAAGCCGTTGTGATAATGTTAAACAACGAAAAAATAAAGCAAACGGATATATATCGACAGTTGGCTGAAAATGTTGGCAAAACACAAAGTCAGGTGGAACGAAATATTCGCCACGCAATAGAGGTGACGTTTTATGATATTCGCCCCGAAATGGCTAAAAAATACTTTGGCAACAGTGTTGGTTACAACAAAGTTAAGCTGTGCAACGCGCAGTTCCTCGCTACAATCGCGGAACACACGAAGAACAAAGAGTTATACACAGAATAGGGGGATAGAAAATGACTATTAAATTACCAATGGACGTGGAAATAGAAATGAATACGCGTTTGCCGTATGATTTCGATGATATTATTCGCAAGATATTCAAAGAATATTTAGGCGAAGCAAAAACAGAAAATTTAGATTTTAATAAATTAAAATTTATAGACCTTTGCATTGCCTCGATCCGCAACTCGAAAGACGCAAAAGAGGCAGTTCAAGATATAATGCTCAAGCAAACAGAATACAGATTAAGAATGCTTAATCAATTTCCAGAAAAAAATTCGTTTTTTAACATGAATTTTATGGCTCATTACTATGAAATGGGTAGAGCAAGCGCATTACTGCATACTGAATATAGCAGTAATTACACAGAAAATGAAACTATTATGAAAGTGATTATAAGAATTATAAAAGTGGTTAGTGATTTTGAGGAGGAAGAAAATGGCGAAGAAAAAGAGAATTAAAATCGGTGCTATGTACCGAGAATACGGCGAAATGGAAGGAGCATTGTGCCGTGACTGTTGCAATTTTATAACGATAACAGCTGACGGAAAACGTCATTGCAAATGCAGGGCATATGGTATAACGAGAGAGGCTAATACAAATTGGTACGGCAGATATGAGGCGTGCGGATTGTATAATACGCCGGTCGATAAAAAGTATAAACCGATATTTGAAGGAGGAAACGAGTAATGAATACGCCGATAATTAAACCGAGTTTGATTTATTTAATTAATTTATGCGACAATTTCAAAACTGCATTGTTTATAGTTATGCTTGTAGCGGGATTTGTTGTAGTTGTTAGTCTTTATGAATATCTTAACGAAGAAGAGGGACAACGATACTTTAGTAAGCGGTTTAAAATACTCATTGTCGCATTGATAAGTAGCTTAGCGGTGAATATCGCATTACCAAGTGAAAAGACTTGTTACACAATGCTTGTAACTTCACAACTAACACCGCAGAACATCCAAAGCGTCGGTAATGATTTAAAGTCTGCGGTAGATTACATATTTGAGAAGATAGACGAATTGGAGGAATAGAAAATGAAAAATAATAAATTAAAGCCGTGTCCATTCTGTGGTAGCACAGAAGTAGCATTTCTTGACGGCGGTGTATACGATGAAATGCGATTTCAAGTTGAGTGTCAAAGTTGCGGTGCGACCGTAGGTTTTATTAACGAAAGTAGGTCAGATGATGAACTTGGAGAAGCATGGAATATGCGTTCGACGACAGAAATAAAATCAAAGACCATGACACTTGACGAGGCAATAGAATATTGCGAAGAAGTTGCAACTAAAAATTGTTTAGAGTATGTAGAAGAACACCAACAGCTTGCAAATTGGTTACATACACTGAAGTATTTGAAAGAAAATGCGGTTATGCCGATACATAAAAAGCAAGATTGGTTGGGGATAGCAAATTATTACGGAAAAAAACAAATCCCATTGGTGATTGAGGAAATGGCTGAACTGACGCAAGCATTGACCAAGTATATGAGAATAAGGCAAAGCGGACAACCGGTAAGAAAAACAATGGACGAAGTTACAGACGGTATAAAAGAAGAATTATCGGACGTAATTGTAATGATGATACAGTTGCAATATTTATTTAACATTGACAATGACACAATAAACAAAATTGCAGACGAAAAACTGAAAAGAACGTTAAAATTAATGGAGGAACAAAAATGAAGTTTAGAACAAAACCGTGTGAAATTGAGGCGGTACAATGGACGGGCAGAAATGTAGCAGAGATTATGCGATTTGTAAAAAATGAAAGTGCTATTATTACAAACGGAGTATTGATAATAAAAACCTTAGAGGGCGATATGGTAGCAAGCACAGGTGACTACATCATCAGAGGACTACGAGGGGAATATTACCCGTGTAAGCCTGATGTGTTTCAGAAAAAGTATGAGCCGTGCGAATAAGAGGTGACGATATGAACCGCATTTCACAACGGAGAAAGCGTGTTTAGGGATAGTTAAATACAGAAATACATACGACAGACAACGTGCGTGTAATGACTGTGGTTTTGTCATAGAGTGGCAACATGAGCCGTTATTGACGCTACGAGAAGATTTATTATACTGGTGCGGTGACGGGAAATCAGCCAGTGTTATAGGCAATATACACGATATGAATGATAATCCCGAATTGTTTGAGGAATAAAAAATGAAAGAATGGAAAGTCAAAAAGAATGAATTTGGAGAAGAATGGCACGAACTTCGTTTTAGCCCATTTTATGAAGATGATGATGAGGTAATTGCGAGCTTTGTTCAAGATGAAATGGATGATGAAGCATTTTATTATATATCAAAAGAATTAAGTGCAGACGATGACCTATTGCGGGCTGATAGTATAGATGACGCAAAGCAACAAATCGAAGAAATGCTAATTGAGCATTGGAAAGATGAGATTGAATATTTAGAGGACAGATTAAAGGAATTTCAAGAAAAAGAAACGGAGGAAAAGTAATGCAAGTAGAGTTGAAAGTGAACGATAAAAGCGTTCAAGCTGAAATCAGCGAGGAGCAGTTAAAAGAGACAGGATTGTTTGAGCAGTTAAAAAGGCTGGGATTGATTGAGGAACGAAGCCAAACAGGCTATGAGAGGGTTAAAAAAGGTGATGTGTATTATGTAGTTAATACAGAAGACGATAGTATGTTAAATATTACAGAGTTTAATGACCAAACGGATGAGCGATGTTATAATAAGGGCAATTATTACAATGATAAGGTGATTGCCAAGAACAATGCAAGAGCTGATAGGCTATTGCGTTGTTTAAGACAGTGGCAGGCACAAAATGACGAGCCTATTTCAGTAGAAGATTGGAACAATGAAAGTAAAAAGAAGTGGTTTATTATATATAGTTCTGAAGAAATGTACGCAGAGTATTATTATATTATGCGATTACCTAATACAATATATTTCACCACCAAAGAAAAAGCCGAAGAAGCTATCGAAGTATTCAAAGATGAATTGATATGGTATTTTACCGAGTATGTTCAGAGATTGGACGAGGTGCAAAATGACTAAAGAACAATTATGTTGGACGTGTCAAAAAGCTTGCGGCGATTGTTCGTGGAGCAGTTGCTTTCAACCTGTGGAGGGTTGGACCGATGAAAAGGTACACCGCAAGACGTATGATTCGTATAGAATAACAAAGTGTCCGGAATATGTACCGGATAAAGCAAGCAATTCTGAAAACAAGAAAAAGACACGAGTAACCAACAAAGAATTAGATACAATGAAAAGATTAAGAGATGATGGTCTATCATATTTTGAAATAGCAAAGATTGTAGACAGAAACCCTGACGTGGTTAGGGCGAATTTGGTGAGGTGTTGATATGGATAAAACAGCGAAGAAGTTAAAGCAGAAACGCAGAGCCGAACGCGAAAAAGCATTAAACGCAATACGCCAAGAACAAGAAAAGGAATTGTTAAAGCGATTTGAGGTAGTAGCAAAGAAACACGGTATCAAAAAGTTTAACAAAAAGCAAGCGTTACTGTCATACAAATTAGTTGAGGACGAGGCGATAAGCGACGGAACGATATACACTATAATGTTTGTGGCGTGGTATTTACATATCAAATATGGCTACAACTATATCCGAATAGCACAATTCATTGACGCAGTTAATTATTATTCCAAAAGTACCGTAGAGAATAAACGTGATACTGAAAAATTGATTGATGAAATGAAACGTGAATGCCAATTTGATTATGTGGAATTGATGAGCGACTTTGACCCATTAAAAATTAAAACAGATACGTCGGCAGAGGATAAGCTAAAAATGGCAGTCTGCAAAATGCAAGCAATATTACCTGTGACACTGTATGTGTTGTATTTCAAAATGGGTTGGAAGAAAAAGAGAATGAACGCTGTCGGTGAAGTGGCAAAACAAGTAATGAAAGAAATACCAAAAGGGAAGTTAAAGGAAATCAGAGAAGTATTGCGTAATGATTGTGGTATGGTGTTTTACAGCAACGGTTGGATAGATTATCTGAAAGCGAAAGAGTAGGAGGACAGAAGATTGACGGAGTTTAGGTTTTCGAGAACGTTAGACAAATTGGGGATAAGCTATAACACGCAAGGATTGATATATTTCCTGTGTGTTAATGCTAAACGACTGCCGGAGCGAGATAAGGCAGTGCTGAATATGTGTCTTGAAGTCGCAGGAGAGGATTATCAGGCACTATATAAATTTCTGACGGACAGCTCCGTCAATCACGTCTACATACAAATGCAATACGGATTGCACCCAAAACGATTATTTAATCTAAAACGCGAATTCTATAAACGGTTTAGGCAAAAGATAAAAAATATAATATAACACAAAAAGACAGCTACCAAAGCGGTAACTGTCCTTTTTTGTATTATGCGTTTTCAATTAGCCTTTCCACGATTTGACTGATAGATACACGCTTTTCGAGGGCAAGACGTTGTAGCTTTTTTTTAGCCGAGGCTGATAATTTTATGTTAGTCTTGGTAGTATCGCCCTCTGATACCTCACCAAAATATCGTTCGTACACGTCGGGAGTGCTATGTTTTTCAATGAATTCCTTAGCTTGTTCATCTTCTATAGGAATTATTGCAGAGCCGCCACAAATCATATCACCGTCCGCTTTTGCATATTTGGTTTTTGCGCCTCCTGTGCCATGCAAAAAATATTCACCTGTACGCTTTATGAATAATTCTTCGTAGATGTAATTAAAATCATCATTTGGTAGCTCATTGTCATATATGCAGATACTTGTTGCAGTGTCTGTATCATACTTTTTTCCTCTAATTATTTTTAACATTTTATTTTCCTCCTTTAATTATCTATGATAACCCTCCAACCTTTGTAGGTCGCAGGATATGCTCTTTTCCCTAACATAGTAGCTCGCACTTGGGACATTCCTGACACTACATTGTAAAACTGCTGTGTATCGGGTTTGCAACCGAAATGTTCTTCGCCGTGTAACCGCAACCAGTTATTCAACGAATGAAAACGGTAATGTACATTTTCAGGTGAAACAATATGCCAATCTATTGCGTTGACATTTGTTTCAAATTTACCTGATTTGGGACTTGCCTTAGATGCTTCTACTGCTAACATTCGGATTTGGTATGGGTCTTTGCCTTTGCGTGCGTCAGAAATCTTTTTCTTTTCTTCGCCTGACTTCTTTCTGCCTGTTGAACGAATAACTGCGTATTTGCGTCTACATTCGTTTGAACAGGTTACTTTTTTAGCTGACGGTGACGTTTTGAATTCGTCACCGCATATTATACATTTTTTTATCATAGCCACACCGCTCTATCATAACAGGCTTCCGTATTACCGTCCAACCAATCTTGAACGTTTTTCGCTGTCCAACTTCTGACAGCGAAACAACCTTTACCGATACCACATCGGTAGGCTGTAACAAACCCGTCGTTGGATACTTTTATCCAACGGCTTGTGTCGTCCTCAGGTTCATTTGGAATGAATCTGATTGCACCTTTTACCACTTTATCGAAGTGGTAATCTGTTTCTTTTTCAACTTTTTCTACAAGTTCTTTTCCTGTAGCAGTCAGTTCATACTTCGGACAAAATCCAAACTCGTCCATTGCGTTTATTAATTTTTTCATAATTAATCTTCCTTTCTTTTTTTTGAGTGTTGCACCGACGCACCGAAATGCGTCGGAATTGCGTTTTTATAACTCTTTTTCAATTTCAGCGATGATGTCTACATATTCTAATACTTCGTCTGCTGATAATTCGTAACTGTCGTTTTCCCAAGAACTATCATCTTCAATAGTTCTTAAAAATTCTTCAGCTTTTTCAGTTTTTTCGTCATCATCACAGTCAGCTAAATTCGGGAACCATTCTTTCTCTGTGACGTATCTGCAATATCCTTCTTCGTCAACGCTAACGATAATGTCGTATGCGTTTGTTTCTCCGTAAATTAATCTCTTTTTCATAATTAATCTTCCTTTCTCATTTGCCTTTCGGCTGCCTCTTTTTGTTATTTTCTGATTATAGTATAGCATACTTTGGTGTTAAAGTCAATACTTTAACACCAAAGTTAAATAAGATTATGAAAAGTGTACATATATCCCTATGGTGATTTATGCAACATATACAAAATGCAAAAATATTAAAATTGGAAAATAGTGAGGGGGATAGATTTGATTTACTACATATAGTAGGTAGAACCGTCGTGATGACGGTGGGTTAATATTTCGCTGATTGTCGGTGGGGACGGAAATATTAAATTCGCGAAAAAGGGGGTGTCAGCCATAGCGAAACAGAGAACATATACAGACGCCGACCGTGAGCAGGCATTTGCGGAATACACGGTATTGGGAAATTGGGAATTAGTATCACGCAAAATGGGCATTCCCGTAAACACGTTAAAATCGTGGTGGCGACGACATCCGCCTGATATGGACGAATATGCAGAAAAACGGCGAGAAGTCCGCGAGGGTTTCATTGAAACGGCGAGTAAGGCTATTGAAAACGGCGCGGAACTGATTAACAGGCGTATGGAAACGGCATTGAAGTACCAACAAGAATTGGAGGGACTATTAGATGAAGTATCCAACGACGAAGATATGACAGTGCCGCAGAAAAAAGCCTTGATATCTAAAATAAAGGCTTTGGAACTGCACAAGTTAAGCGAAATCAGCACAGCAGTCGGCACTCTGTATGATAAGCGTGCATTGGCACAAGGTCAATCAACCGAGAACACGACTATTGAAATTAAAATGCCGCAGGACGTGATGAAATATGCAGAATAGTCTGAAATTAGACCTATCACGTACCAATCCGAAACAAGAACAGTTTTTCACCGCACATAACAGAATGATTATGTACGGCGGAGCGAGAGGCGGGGGCAAGTCGTGGGCGGTCAGAATGAAGGCAGTGTTATTGGCTATCAGATACGCAGGTATCAAAATGTTGTTTCTGCGACGGACATACAGGGACTTGGAGCGTAATCACGTTCGCGAGTTAGAGCCGCTATTGAAAGGTATAGCGAGATATAGCAAACAGGAAAAGTGTTTCTATTTCAATAACGGTTCGCTGTTGGAAATGGGATATTGCGACAGTGAGAGTGACGTCAATCAATATCAGGGTATCGAATACGATGTCATTTTTATGGACGAGGCTACGCAATTCACTGAATATCAATATTCAACACTGACAGCGTGTATCAGAGGTGCTAATTCGTTTCCTAAACGCATGTATCTGACGTGTAACCCCGGCGGTGTCGGTCACGAATGGGTAAAACGTCTGTTTGTATCACGAAAATACAGGAATGCAGAAAATCCTAACGACTATATGTTTATTCCTGCGACAGTGTTTGATAATGCGGTGCTATTAGAAACAGATACAGGCTATGTGGATATGTTAAATAATCTGCCCGACGGACTGCGTGAGGCGTGGCGTGACGGTAGTTGGGATTTGCTTGAAGGGCGCTATTTTGATGAATTTGACAGGTCAATACATATTGTTAAACCGTTTCAAATTCCTGAACATTGGCGTAAATATCGCGGAATGGACTACGGTTTAGACTGTTTAGCGTGTGTATGGGTGGCTATTGATGAACGCGGTAACTACTACGTTTACCGTGAGTATGCCGAAAGCAACAAAGTTATTTCAGTCGGTGCGGAGGAAATAGTCAATCTGACACCGATTGACGAACGAATAGAATATACCGCCGCTCCGCCTGATATGTGGGGTAGAACACAAGAAAGCGGTAAGACCAAAGCGGATTTGTTCCGTGAGGGCGGTTTACCACTGCTGAAAAGTTCAAATAACCGTGAAGCAGGTTGGTTGGCGGTCAAAGATTTATTACAGGTCAAAAACGGCAGTAGCCGATTGATGATATTTGATAATTGCATTGAATTAATCGACTGTTTAACATCGTTGCAACGTGATACGAAACACCCAACGGATTGTGCGACAGAACCGCACGATATAACACATTTACCTGACGCATTGCGGTATTTCGTGTTGCAATTTACATCACCGTCAAAGCCTCCAAAAGAGGAAAAGACGGCGATACAGAAGTACAGAGAGCGAGCGATAAAGGGCAAAACACAAAAAAGGAGGAGTTATTTCTAATTATGAAAATCAAGAGGATAAAGAGAAAATGCGAAGTCAGAGGGTGCAAGAACACTGATACATATTCACTGACAAACACAAATGAATTCGGTAACAGCGTAATAATCTGCGAGGAATGTTTGAAGAAAGCGGTTAAAGCTGTTGCAGAATACGACCCGTCAGCGGAGAAAAAGACGGTATCAGTACCACCGCCACCGCTATTTTTCCACGGTGGAATAGAGAAAACAGTTAAAAACGCGGAAGAAACAATTGAAACAGAGGATAACAACACAGAAGAATACCCTATTCCGTACACAAAGGAGTATTTGGACGGTGTTAAATACAACGATTTAAAGAAAATCGCCAAAGAAATGGGTATCAACGCAAACGCCGACAAAGAAACATTGATTGAGAGTATTTTGCAAGTTAGTTAAGGGGGAGTGGCTATGAATGTAACAGGGTTTCTGCTATGCGTTATAGCTATTCAGACACTAACCATAGTAGGAATGACAATAGTACAACATATCGAACGCAAAGACCTGTATAACAGGCTGATGTGCAGAAATATGACCGAATACAACAACATCAAAACTGACGAGCCAAAACAACCTATCAGCAGACACAAAGCTGTTTTGAATAGGTGGCGCAAGAACGACGTAAGGGTGGGTGATGAATAATGAATTTAAGATATTCACCTGTATTGCAGGGCATAAAAGCGAGCGTAAAGAGTATGTTTTCACCACCTAACAGTGAAAGTGCAGATGATGAAGAAGTTGACAGAGTAATTGACACCGACGACGACGGAAATCAGCTGTACAAAGAAGATATTATCGCAAATATTCACGAAGAATTAGAGAAACGCCGTTCAGCACGTTCGGCATTGGAAACACAATGGCATCTAAATGCTAATTTTTTAGTCGGTAATCAGTATTGCGATTTTAACCCATACAGTCGCGAAATAGAGCAGTTAGAGCCTGTATACGATTGGTTGGAACGCGAAACGTTTAATCAAATTGCACCACTGATTGATACACGAATTGCGAACTTAAAGAAAATCAATTACAGAATGAAAGTCAATCCACGCACGAACGAATTAGAGGACTACGCAAAGGCTGAAACATCAACTACGATATTACAGTATTTGCAGACTTCAAGCGATTTCGACACCAAGAAAAACACTGCGATACAGTGGAATGAATTGTGCGGTAACTGTTTTTGGCTATCGTGGTGGGACAAAGACAAAGGCGAGAAATACGCCACCGAAAAAGTCGTTGCTGTTGATGATGAAGGTAACGAGCAAAAGTTTGAACAAGCGTTTTATCAAGGTGATTTGGAGTACGGACTGATAACACCATATGAGGTGTTCCCCGAAAGCATTTTCAAAGAAGGTGTAGAGGCGCAGCGTTCAATCATTTTGGAGCAGGTCAAGACCAAAGAGGAAATATACGACCTATACGGTATCAAAGTTGAGGGTACAACGGTTGAAACGTTTGAACTAACGCCTGTTGTTGCCGGAGGCGGTTTCGGTTACGAGAATACCGTCACAACATTAGGTACACGTTCAGTAGATAACGCCGCAAAAGTGATTACATACTTTGAACGTCCTACAAAACATAGACCGGGCGGAAGAATGATAATCATTGTCGGTGACGAACATTTGGTTTATTACGGTCCGCTACCGTATTCACGCATACCATTAACGCAAATGATGTGTCGCGAATCGGCAGGACAGTTTTTTGGGAAATCAATAATCGAAGATTTGATACCGCGTCAGAGGGCATATAACGGTTGTCTGAACCGAATACACGAATACATCAAACGCATTGCAATACAGGGTTTCTACGCTGAAGAAGGCAGTATCGACATCGAAGAATTTGAACAAAACGGTGCGGCACCGGGTGCAATGTTGGTATACAGACAGGGAACAAACCCACCGATACCTATTCCGAATGGCAATTTACCGTCAGAGATTATGACAGAACGATACAACTTAAAAAGTGATATGGAATATGTAGCAGGTGTATCACAGCTGATGATGAACGGTGCAACGCCTGCAGGCGTAACGTCAGGTACAGCTATACAGAACCTTGTTGACATAGACAATACACGTCTATCACTGACAGGCGACCATATCCGAAACAGTATCAAAAATTTGGCGGTAATGTGGCTTGAAATCTACAAAAAATACGCAAATACACGACGTGTGCTGAATTGCACAGGTAAAAATCGTATCGGTAATGCGATTATTTGGAATAGCGACGATATTAACAGCTATGACGTGGAATACGTCACAGAAAATGAACTGTTGATGTCGGAAGAGGTGCAAAAGGAGCGTTTCTTCGACGCATACAAAATGGGGCTGTTTACAGACGCAAACGGTCAGATACCTGAACGCGTAAAACAGAGGGCGTTGGAGTTTATGAAAGTAGGCAATTACACCGAAATAATGAACATCAATGCACTGCAAATTCAAGCGGCACAACGCGAAAATGTATTTTTTGAGCAGGGTGCAGTACCGAGAGTATCAGAGTTTGACGACCACGATATACACATAGACGAACATCTGCGGTATATCTTGCAGTTGGATTTTCAGCTGTTAAAACTGAAAAAGCCCGAATATGCAAAAGCATTAGAGGACCATATCAGACTACATAAACAGGCACAGGCGCAAGACCAACAGCAGAATGTAATAGCTATGTTGGCACAACAAGGACAAAGATAGGAGGACTATACATAATGGATAATTTCGACGACGCAAAGCAAGCGACCGAAGATATGTTTGACGGTCAAGAGGTATTGGGTGAAGAAAGTACCCCCCAAGATACCCCACAAGATACCCCCCAAGAACCGCAACAGGAGGGACAAGCGCAAGAACCACAAGTACAAGAACAACCGACACAGGATAATAACGCGGTTGATGAGGCGGCAAATGTAGCACAGGCGGCGGCACAAGCGGCGGCACAACGTGAACAAGATTATCAACGCATAATGGAAGAAAACGAACAGCTAAGACAGACAAATAACGAATTGCAACAGACTATAACACAGCAATCACAGCAACGTGAGCAAGCGATTATAGAAGACGCAATGCAAATGCCGATGTTGGATGTAAACCGTTTAGCGTTCGAGGACGATGCAACTGTTCAGAAAATGCAACAGGATTATGCAAATGCAATGCAAAAATACGTCACACAGCAAGTGCTAAAAGACGTTGAACCCGCCTTGCAATACGCAAAGGACGGTATGCGTGAGAAAGAAAAAAGGGAAATGCTTGAGGCGTTCAGCGGCGTTGATGAACTGAAAGGTATTAACGATATGTTGCCACAGCTAGACTACATCATTGAGCATAACAAGTGGTTAGCCAACGACGATATACCTATGGACGAAAAGTATTTGACGGCGTATATGATTGCAAACGGCGTAAATTCCGCGAATACACCGCCACCGTCAGACCCAACAGCAGAAGAATTAATGAAATACTACGACAGCAATCCCGAATTTCAACAAATGATTGAAAAAAAGAGATTGGACGACATTAAACAAAGTCAGCAAGTGCCTGCAATGTCAGCGTCAAACGGCGCTGTAAACGCGGCATTAACAATAAAAGAAAAACCAACAACTTGGGACGACGCTTCCCAAAGAACAAGAGATATGTTCAGAGGGAAATAACGTACCCACATTACAAAAGAGGGAGAATTTTTAAATGGGAAGAGAACAAAACTTAAAAACTATCGAGGAGGCTCTAAAATCTAATTATTTGCCGGTATGGAATAACTTGCTCGGCATTGAACCTTCACCGTTGCTATCAAAAATCAAGAAAAAGCCATTGGTAGCAAATGAGATTGTTGCGTCAGCTCCAATCGGTCTATCGGGTGGTTTTGGCTACGGCGAAGAAGGACTTGCGACACCTGAAGCAGGTAACGTTATGTTCAAGCGTTTCAGAACATACGCAAAAGATATGTACTCAAACGTTGAATTGTCAATCAAAGCTGTACAGCTTACAGGCAAGGACGGCTCTATGGCAAATGCACTTGACACAGAAGTTAAGGGAGCGTACGAAACAGCCAAATGGAACGTCGGACGTTCGCTATTTGGTAACGGTACAGGTGTATTGACAAAGGTTGTTAAACAGACAACACCAACAAAAAATGTTGAAGTAACTGACATCAAGTATGTCAAGGAAGGTCTAATTGTAGATTTTTATCCAACTGCGGCTACAACACCAAACGACGCGGTTGCTAAAAAACTACGAATTGTAGCAATTAACCGTACAAAGAACAGCAACGGTAACTATGAGATTATCCTTGACAAAGCACCTACAACAGCACTTGTTGACGGCTTTATGACGGTGCAGAACTCATTTAATCGTGAAATCACAGGTCTTGGTGCTATCTTTGATGATGAAGTTTCGACAATTTACGGTGTAAGCAAGGCGGACAATCCGATTGTCAAGCCTATTGTTATTAACGCAAATGATAATGTTGAGGACAGCACTATCACAAAGGCTCTAAGACGTGCCGAAAAGGACAAGAACTCAAAGGTTGATATGTTGTTGTGTGGTGACGAAGCGTACGACCACTACACAGAATATCTAAGAGTAAACAATATCAGAGTTGAACAGAACACACTACAGGGTGGTTTCAAATCAATTCAGTTTGCTTTCGGCAACAGACAGGTTGATGTTGTCAACGAAATGTTCGTACCGGATGATGAAATTTGGGGTGTTGATACATCGGCACTTGAATTACATACACAGGAATGGAAGTTTGCTGACCTACAAGGCGGTGGTATTTTCAACCTAAAGGAAAATTCATCAGTTTACAGAGCGTTGCTTGCAAACTACGGTGACCTTATCTGCTCAAATCCGGGCGGTCTAATCAGAATTTACAACTGTATTTAATTCTAACGGCAAGGTGATCATATGTTGCCTTGCCGTTATTTTTGCCGTTATTTTAGGTACTTGCTGAAATATTTTTTTCTGAAATGCGGTGATAAATTGGAACAAGCAGAAGTAACACTTAAAGAAATATATGAAAAGGTAAGTCTGAAAGTGCCTTTGGAACAGCGACGGTTCTTTAATTTCTTTAACGACACCGTTGCAGAACTTGAAGCATTATATCCCGACTTACTATTCAAAGAAGGTGTGCATTTTACACCGGTACACGATTTATCGGACGAAAACGTCGTATTACCGCTTTATACTCCGGCAATCGTGGACAATATCTTATACCTTTGCGGTTACGACCAACAAGGTATATTCAAACAAGAATTTACACGAAAATCAAGAAATGCCTATGTGCATTATTGGAAAAATCACGCACATAACAGACGTGTACGACGAATGAGGTGGTAGAGAAGTGTTTGACAGTGGAATATCTGCAAAAGCGTTAATAGCAGAATTACAGAGTGAAGTGGACGTCGCACTTCCTATCACAAATTCGACGTATGTAACGTGGCTGAACAGCCTGCAATGGCTGTTATACAGTGCGATTATAAAAGAACAGAACGACTTGATAATTACCGAACCGCAAGAGGATGTTATACAACTTGCAAACCTTGATGTTTCGGATAATGAAGCACCGATACGGTTTGAAGATATATATGCGGTGTATGCAGATACAACACAATTAATAAAGACGAGTATAACGAGCGGTTTCGTATTTCCCGATTGTTTTTATAAAAAAGGTGATAATTTAGCTGTTAAAATGCAAAAAACACCTAATTTTATTAAATTAATCTATCATATCAAGCCTAAATTGATAAAAGTAAATGAAAATGACGAGATACAAGACGGTAACGTGATGATACCGATAGAATTTATCGAATTGGTAAAGTCAAAGTTGAGAGGCGAGGCGTATTCACTTGAAAATGAGTACGGTCCTGCGTCAAATTGGCTCAACAATTACAATATTTTACTTGAAAATTTCAAACAATGGCTATCTGATAAAGCCCAACAATTCGGACAGTAAAGGAGAGGTTATATGGCAAAGAAACAAAACGAATTACAATTCGGACAAGTACCATTACCACAGGCACTAAAGCAATATAGCCTTTCCAAACTGAATTGGAGTGGCTTAAACAGACGGCAAGTTATAGATACAGGTGCTTTGTCTATGGAATGCAACATTTCTACAGCCGAGGCACCTTATTTAACACCGTCGCAAAGCAGGGTAGACATATTGTCCGATATGGGACTTGAATACAAACACCCTATATCGCTATTCAGTTTTGATGATTTCCTTGTTGTTATCTATCGTGACGATACAGAATTAAAACTTGATTATCTCGTTTTGAGCGACAAAAAAAACAGTAAAGGACAAATCACAAAAGTATATACAGGTCTAATAAAAAAAGGCGTGACAGAAGAAACTGACGCGATACAGCGTAGTATGGTGCAATTCAATGTATATGAAAATGCCGTTGATGTACTTGGCGGCACATATGTAAAGAAATTGATACTGTTTCCTGACAAAGTATCTATGTTTATGAAGATTGTAGATACAGACAAAGATCCTACTACATTTGACAAACAGGCAGTTGAGGACGGCAATGCCGATATTGATGTTATGTATTGTCAAAAAGAAAGCAGTGGCAAAAAAACTTACTATGTTTGGAATGGGGCGATAGGCAGATTTACTTTGACAGGTGGCGTGAACTACTTTAAAACAAGCAATTTGGACGTTGAAATAAAAAAATACTACAACGACGGATATACGCAGACGAAAGACGAGTATTACAATGACGGTTACAGAAAGTCAAGTAAACAAACGTATAATGACGGTTACAAAAAGACGGAATATAAGGTGTTCCGTGACGGTTATGTGCCGATAGAAGATACGAATGAAACAACATATGACGGTGGCGATGTGTATTACTACGAAAGGCAAGGTGAATACTCGCCGTATACATACACCGTTGCCACTTGGTTACAGCAAGGCGATAAGTTAAAAGGCAAAGGCTTATATCAAAGAGAGCCTGCACCATTGGGAACAAATACAAATGTAACATTTTACGAGCGAACAGGCACTTCGTTCCCTTATACATATGTGAAAGTTCGTAATCTGAAAACAGGCGATAATATATCAAGTTATTATGAAAAGGTTTCTGATAGTACAGGTACGGTTCAAACCAAACTATACGTAAGAAAAGCTGATGATAACGGTACGATAATACCGTATGAGTATGAGGAAGTAACTGATATTGCATACGGTACGAATATAACCGATTATTATGAAAAGATAAGCGACAAAGAAGTTACGGCAAAAGCATATTACAAAAGGACCGAAAACACCGATAAGGATAGCGACGATAAATACAAATACGAATTGATTAAAAATCTTGAAAACGGCAAGAAAGTATCAAAGTATTATGAATTTACCGAAAACTATGCACCGCCTGAGGGGAGCAATAAGAGTTGCTATTGGCTTAACACATACGATAATCAAACCTATCAATTTTGTAGCGATATAGGTGACGGAAAAAGTGGGTTTGGAATAACTGTTTCGCCGTCGTTCCCTAATCTAAAGTATGCAGTAGTGCATTTATCACGACTTTTCGGAGTTGATGAGGATAGAGTACACGTTTCAGGCTATAACGACTATACGAATTGGAACTTAGACACCGTAGCTGAAAGTAACGAAAGCAATGCGTGGAGCAGTGCCTCACAAACCAACACAAAAGCAGGCGGTAACTTTACAGGTATAACAGTGTATGACAACCACGTTGTTTGCTTTAAACGTGACTTTATGCACGAAATATACAACAGTAAAAATCCGTTCAGATTGGTTGACGTGTATGCGGAGGGGTCTATTGACAACAGGAGCATACAAGAGGTAAACGGCAAACTGATATTTGCGTCAGATGATGAAATCAAGGTGTATACAGGCTCACAACCGCGTGAGATTGGCTATAATCTTGGAATTGACGAGTTCAAAAGTGCCGTTTCGGGTAGTGACGGAAGAAACTATTACTTGTATTGTACAGACAGACAAGGCGAAATGTATCTGTTTGTGTATGACACAATGGTCGGTCAATGGTCGCAACAAGTGATTAATAGTGAAGTATTAGGCTTTGCACATAACAAAAACGGTATGTATATGTTATGCAAAGACGGTGTTGTATACAAAATGGATACGAACAAATATACGGACGATTGGAGCTGTGAAACGGACTTATCAACCATACTGACATCATCATCTTCAAGCACATATCAGACAGTAAATATCAAACATATAGCAAAATTTCAAATGCTTGCGTATATTGAGGGGCGTTTCAAGGTGTATGCACTGTACGACAATGAAGAATTTAATCCTGAAACATCGCAGTTGCTATATGACAGTAACGGTCGGAAAGGTATGCAAGCAATACGCTTAAAACCACGAATGACCGCTAATTATGGCTACAAGTTACATTTTGAGGGACACGGCTATGTACGTTTCTATGAAATGGAACTCGGTATTACTCCAGGAGGTGAGTTATTTGTATCATCAAGATGATATTAACAATATGAATTACAAACAGCTTAGAGAAACGGTATCGGAATTAAACGACAATTACGTTAAGCTGAAAAGGACATTAGAGGACGCTTTAGACAACATAGACGAAAGCAACCTCGCAACCACTTTGCGAAAAAAATTAAACGGCTATGATACTCAATTCAGTGTAACGGCTGAAAAGATAGAAAGCAAAGTATCGTATGAGGACTTAGAAAACAGTCTAAATCAATATTCAACCGTATCGCAAACGGCACAAGCTATTGAAATGTCAGTAGTATCAAGTCAAGAATACACGGATAATTCAGTAGAAACATTATCTTCAACGTTCACTATGACTGCCGACGGAATATCTACAAGGGTTTCAAAGCTAAAGAAAGGTGTGGAAACACAATTCAATCAAACAGCAGAAAAGATTGAATCACTTGCATTTGAAAAAATGAATACATCAGAGGCTATTACGGTAAAAGAAAAACCGTCCGCAAGCGATAAAACGTTGGATAAAGAAAAACTCTACAAGTATAACAACAAATATTATTATTTCAATGATATTTTACAAGATTGGTTAGAGTATGACGAAAAAAACGGCATTAATTCTGCATTCACTCAAATATCAGGCGGATTTATATTGAACGGTTGCGTAAAGGTGAGCGGTGACCTTATAACAGAGGGAACGATAACAGGTACAGATATAGTTGGAGCGAAATTTTATAATGAGGATAAAAGGGCGTATGTGACTATTGGTAATTCAAGTGGTAATTATGGTGATTTGACATTGAAGCGAGTATCGAATGGCAAAGGACAAGAAGTTTTTCAGATTTACGATACGGGTGTTGGTATTGCTATAAAAGCTGTAGGAACGTCTTTTATAGGTTCGACTGGAAGTAAGACATACCCCAAAGGCACTTGGGATTTTTCGAAATGTACGGTAATAGGTTTACCGACAAGTACAAGTTAAGGAGGAAAATATATGTTATTTAGAATAGGTGATAACGTCGCAGTGACGTGTAAAAACCCAAACGAAACACTGTTGTTTATAAACAGAGTACCAACAGCTTGGTTATTCTCGATAGATATAGAGATATGTCAAAAGGTAAAGAGAATGATTGTTGAAGAACAAAATCTTAAAGATATAAAAATTGAATATGAAAGTGAAGATTGTACAACCGGCAGAGTTGTTGACTTGCCTATGGACAGTCTACACAGCTTTACTATCGACTATGCAAGCGGTATGGCGCACGTTGAGTTTAAAAGGGGGATAAATAATAATGTATAACAAACCAACAAACGCAGAAGAAATGGAAGAATTCGAACGAATGACAACCGGCTTCGATTATGTATATGAAGAAACAGTCGGTGCAGGAGAAATAATATATCTTAAAATGCCTGTTGTATCGGCAAATAAGAGAGGTGTGAACGATATAGGGTGGCAATGTGACGGTGACGACGTTGCTTTATATGCAACTATGTCAAGAAAACCGCATAAGACCGAACTATGGTCGGAAGTCAAAGAAAACTATGTTGTAAATAAGACTGTATCGGCGTTGAAGTTTGAAAACAAGGACACAAAGCCTTGTAATCTATGTGTAAGGGTGCGTTTAAATTAATGGGGGTGGTTAAATGAAGGGTAATGTATGTTATCAAAAGACAGACTTCGGCTCTGAAACACCTGACTTGCTTAATAAATACGTTCTGAAAATAACTCAAATAGCAGGAATATCGCTCAAAAAAGATATTTCAAAAGAGAGTTTAAGGCTTGCTTTAAGCGTTCCTACACTTGTGTCGCAACTTGTTAATGATAAAGAGTACATAACCAAATCTGAAATTGAGATTATACAAAAATCTCTTGAAGATATGGATAGCGTGTTAAACGGCAAGATTGACGATACAAACGCAAAACTTGATGATGAAATAAACACAAGGGAAATGCTTGAAAATGTGGTGAATACACTGCAAACACTGGCTCACAAGCACAGTAACAAGAATGTACTTGATACTATCACAGAAGATAGAGTAGCAATATGGGACAAGGTGAAAGACCTTGATAAATACTTTGACTATATTGATTTTAAGGCTTTTGTCGAAGAAATAGTATATGCGTATACAAACGAACTTCAAAATCTGTACACAGCAATCGGTATTACATCATACGACGGTGGTGTATTCGGCATGGAACAGTTAGGAACAGAGCTTGACGGCGGTAACTTTGACAGTGAACCCGAAAACAGTTTTGATTGCGGTGATTTTAACCCACTTGAACTGTCTGCACAAGTAACATCGGTCATTGATTGCGGAACGTATTAAGGAAAGGAGGATTGATAGAATGGCAACAAGATTTATAGCAAAGCACGGTTTGAAAAGCAATATAAATAGATTAACACTTTCGGAAGGTGAAATAGCTATTGCATATAGTGATGACAAATCAGAGGCTGAAATATATGTAGGTGGAAACGACAATACACCAATCCCCACAGCAGGTACGTCGACGAAAACAAAACATCAAATATTTGTCGTGTGCGACGGCGACCACGACGAATTAAAGTTACAGGCGGCGATAGATAGTGCGCCGTATAAAAGTATTATATATCCTGTAGGTGAATTGTGCGTTATTACAAATGCAAATATGAAGTCGGGTTACGGAATGACGGGAACTAATAACGGTGTGGCAATTCCGTTGAAAGGCGGAATGACGTTAGACGGTTCGATGTGCGATACAATTATGTTCAAAAACACAAATCCTGTCGCAAAACAATATGTTTTTCATCTGCCGGAAGGCGCTAAAATGCAAAATGTAAAATTTACAGAGGACACGGACACTGTAACGGCAGACACGGTTAATCCGACAGTATTATTAGCGCAAAGTAGTTCACAGATAATATCCTGTACATTCTACGATATATTCAGTACACATCAATTCGGTGTATCAACGTTTGAAATGAGCAACGTTCTGTTTTTGAACAACGTCATAGATACGTTCGCAGGTGCACCGGCAAATAATTTGACATACGAAATAAAAATCGCAGGCAATTCGCTTGTTATGGGTAACAAATTTTTGAATTTCACGCAAAAAGAACAATTGTTAGGATATATGCTACAGGCGTCAACCGTTATATTTGTAAACAATTATATGTCCGGTTTTACAAATTGCAGTATTGATATAGGCAAAAAAATAGTAGGCAATATATTTAAAACATTTACTGATTGCAGTATCGATATAAATGGCGAAATTTCGGACAATGAATTTGCAGCAATTACACAGAACACAAAAACACCGTTTATATACACCAAGGGGATTACATTAATCAGCGGAAACAGAATGCCTGTTATAAAAATTAATTCCGAATATATCGATTTTATCGAATGCGGAAATTATGCCGTTATATGCGGAAATTATATGCACATTTCCGCCGGTCCTGCGGCGGGACAATGTAATCTAATATCAGCCGGCAGTAAGACGTTAATAGCAGATAATATATTTAGAACAACGGCGTCTGTAACGGCAAATGCAGATTTTTCAATTATTTATGGTGACGAAAAAACAGTAGTCAAAAATAACGTAACAAATGCCGTATCAATCGGAACGTTCGGCGATACGTGCGTTGTTGACGGTAATGTGACAGGGTGGTGATATTATGTATAAATTTTATATGAAAAACGGAACAGCGTATTTCTATGAACACGGTGTTGAAATTGACGGCACAGCGTATGGAATACATACCGACAGGGATATATTGCGTATAAAACGTAGGATTGTCAATGATAAATTCGCCGAAACTGACGACAATTTCGATATGGACACAGAAATTGCAAAAATTCAACATACAGACGTTATGTTTGAACAGCCTACGGCAGAACAGTTGAAGCAGATACAGTCAAAAACATTTGACAGTATGTCGGAATTAAAACAGCACGTTCAGTCTGTTATGAACGGTGACGAAACAATGTCACAGGACGAAATCAACGCAATGTTGATGTTGCAGATTGCGGAATTGAAAGCAGGTGTTGACGGTGAATAAAACATTGATACGTAAATACTATCAAATGGGCATTTACAAAGAGAAACACCTTGACATATTCGTCAAGTCGGGAGATATAACAGAGCAAGACAAAAAAGAAATTATGGAGGGTTAAAAAATGGCTAATAAAATTCAATTTAGACGTGGACTGAGAAAGTTACTACCAACATTGTCGTTCGCTGAGCCGGCATACACAAGTGATACAAACGAGTTTTTTATCGGCACAGGCAAAGGAAATGTAAATATGAACGGTAGCTTGTGGTATACAGGCGTTGCTTTAAGCGGTACGTCTAAAAACATCAACTATACATATGCAGATTGTCCTCTTGTTAAAGTGGGTGATGTGTACCTTAATACCGATTATGGCTATATCTATCAGTCTACTACAGCAGGTAGTGGTGAAGACGTAAAGTGGCAATACAAAGGTACGATAAGAGGACCACAAGGCATACAAGGTGTTAAGGGCGACACAGGAGAACAAGGTCCGCAAGGCTTGAAAGGTGATACAGGTGCAAAGGGTGAAAAAGGTGATAAGGGCGAAAAAGGTGATACAGGTACACTTGAAAGTAATTCAGTGAAAACCGTGCATATTGCAGATGAGGCTGTTACAAGAAGCAAACTTGCAGGAGATGTTTATGATTGGATAAATAGCGGTGAATATTCCGAATCTGAATGGAATTTTGACCAAACCATAAAAAATCTAATAAAAATAGGAGCAATAAACATACCGATTTTGGAATGTTATCCTGCAGAAAATATAGGGGCGAAGATAAGCACAGTAGCTAAAGTAGGTGACTTGTTTATCATAAAAAATGTGGTTGCAGACCCGGATACAGAAGCAATAGAACAAATTCGCTATAATGATGATTTAGGTTCTGTTTTTGTTTTCAACGGAAGTATACAAAAAGGATATTGTGGAGTTTGTAGAGTTACTAAAGCCTTAAAAATAATAGATGTGGGAGAATATGAAAGCGGAGAGGTTAAACTGCTATTCACATTCAAACAAGGTGGAGAAGAAGTAGTAATACGCGAGGAGGATAAATAAATGAACATTTGGGAAACAATCAATATATTTTGGGTTACATTGGCGTGTAACCTATTCGTTAAAACCGTATTTATTGCGGTTATGTTAGATACAGTTTTGGGGTTACTAAGGGCAATCAAAGAAAAAAAGTTCAACAGTTGCTTTGGCATAGACGGAGCAATAAGAAAAATCGCAATGATTATATCGGTCGTATTTTTGGCAGTATTGGACAAGCTGATAGGTTTTAATATGCTACCGTTTGTGCCGGAAGAAGTGCTTAAATATATAGGCATTACGCAAGTGGGCATATGTGAGTTTTTCTGCTTGCTGTACATAATGTACGAAAGTATTTCAATACTGAAAAATATGTGCTTGTGCGGTCTGCCGATACCGAGCAAATTGCGAAACGGTATTGAAAAATGGCTTGATACAATGACATCGGAACTTGATGGGAAGAAAGGGGAATAAATATGGATTTGAAAGAGGCTATTCAGATAGAAACTTGCAAAGATTACGAAAAAGATTTGCAAGATGAATATTATCAACTGTCAATGCGATACAAAAGATTAAAAGCAACGGTTGACAGATGGGATAAGCGAGGCTTGATAACTTCCCCTGAAAGTATACGGAGTATATATGATATGCAATTAGAGGCAATGAAAGTTTATCTTGCAATGTTGTACGCAAGAGGAGCAATAGAAGGCGTTAAATTGAAAGAGGTGTAGGAAATATGCGAATTGGAATAAATTGCGGACACACTGTAAGCGGTACTGTCGGTTGTGGCGCGGTAGACTACATAGACGAAAGCGTGGAGGCACGAAATGTCGGTTATGCACTTGAAGATTTACTTAAAAAAGCAGGTCATACAGTATATGACTGTACAAACGATTACGCACCGACGGTGAGTTCAAATTTAAGACAAATAGTTGATATGGCAAATTCACAGCCACTTGACTTGTTTGTATCAATTCACTTTAACAGTGGCGGTGGGCAAGGTACAGAGGTGTGGACTTACGGCGGCAAAAAGTTTGATGAGGCAACAAATACTTGTAAGGCGATAAGTGAATTGGGTTTTAAAAACAGAGGTATTAAAGACGGCTCTAAGCTGTATGTGGTACATCATAGTGACGCGAAAGCTATGCTTGTTGAAGTGTGTTTTGTAGATACAGAGGACGCAAATAAATACAAGAAAATCGGTGCGACAGAATTTGCAAAGGCGATTTTTAAAGGAATTACAGGACAAGTGACAAAGGATAAAACAAACAAGGAGGAATTAAATATGACACAATATGAGGAACTACTTAGCAAAATTAATGAGTTGGAAAAGAAAAAGGCTGATAAATCAGAAATGATTTACGATTGCATTGACAGTAATATGCCTGAATGGGCGCATAAGCCTGTTCAGTGGTGTTTGGATAACGGTATTGTATCAGGCGCAGACGACGCGCACCTTAACCTAAACAATACAAAATTGTGGGTATGTGTTGTTGTATATCGTGCAGTTAAATTTGTTGCAGGACTTATGAAAATCAAGATTTGATAAGGAGTAAATGACTATGGGTTTGACAGATACAATAAAAAATAAGGTAAACAGCCTTTTTAATTTCGATTCACAACAACAGAGTAATCAATTAAAAAACAAAATTGATACATTGTACGGAAAGCAAAACACGACAACGGCACCGAACATAAATTCCTTTAATCCGTTCATCAGCAAAAGAGACGGACAGGTTATAAATAAAATGGCTGATTATAAGCCGATTGTAAACAGTAGTGCGACAAGCGATAAGGTTAGAGAATGGATAACACAAGCAACAGGTATTCAACCAACAAACACAATGTCAAATTCATCAAATTCTACTCAAAATGAAAATAGTACCGCTCTTAGCAGTGGTACTATTAATTCAAACGGTGATGATAATGTTGGTTTTAACGGAAATCTTGACAGCTCATCGCTTGGAAGTCTTGACGTAGCAACGCAACTTCCGAAACTGTCAACAGCACAAATAGCCGAAATCATTAAAAAGCACTTTAACCGCAGTTCAGTCATATCAACAAGTGACGCAGAGGGTATATACAATGCTCAAAAAACAACAGGTATGAGCGCTTTGGCAATACTCGGTATCGGAGCTTTGGAAAGCGGTTGGGGTACTTCAAACATAGCTAAGAAAACCAATAATATTTGGGGTTACGGTGCTACAAATGTTAATCCTGAGGGCAACGCCCATAGATACGGTCAGATGTCACAAGGTGCTACTCAATTTGCGACTGAATTTATGAAAACATACTACAATGGGTATGGTGCAAAGTCAATTAATTCAGCAGGTACAGGTAACAATCCGAAAGGAATGGGGTATGCATACACAGACGGCGGAGCAATAGATAGCAGTTGGGCGACACAGGTAAGTTCTATTATGGGAAAACTATACAACACAGCTAAGGGCGTAAGCGGTTCAAATACAAGTAATTCGTCAGGCAATTCATCAAGAAGTTATCTAAACAGATTGAGTTATGCGAACAATTCAAACACTTCGTCAGGCGGTTCTTCCAAAGGACGACAGATTGTTGCGGCGGCAAAGCAGTATTTGGGAACACCGTATGTATACGGCGGTACTTCGTCAAGTGGTGTTGATTGTAGTGGTCTTGTACAACTCGCGGCGAAAGCAAGCGGTATTGATATACCACGAACAACATACGACCAAATAAATGTAGGGCAAGCCGTAAGCAAGAATAACTTGCAAGAGGGCGACCTTGTATTTTTCAGAGGTTCGGGCGGTAGTGCGTCAGCTCCGGGACACGTCGGAATTTATATAGGTAACGGACAGTACATACAAGCACCAAAGACAGGTGATGTCGTTAAAATCAGCAATTTATCAGGACGTAGCGACTATGTCGGTGCAAGAAGAATAGCATAAGGAGGTAAAACGAATGGCATATAATACGCAAGACGCCGTAAATACAATATTACGGCTAAAAGGTAATTGGCTTAATGCAAATGCAGAGGGCGATACAAAGAAAACGGCACAAATAGCAAACGAGGCACAAAACTATTACGGACAAATGCGTGAAAATGGCGACACAAAGCTTGCCGACACGCTTTATAACAGCGGATATGACGCGTCAAAGAAGTATGTTAATGACTACTTTGCACAGAGCGGTAAAAGTGCGATTAGACCGTATTTTTACGGCTTAGGCTCAAAGTACGGCTTAAGTCAAAGCGATATAGACAATGCACTTCAATATAACGATACGACAGGCGAGGTTAGCTTAGGCGGTAAAAACATAGGCAAGCCGTCGGCAGTAGGTTCAAATGGGGTATCTTATTGGGATAACAGTACGCTTGATAATGCTTTTAAAAACTATGTTCAAGACACAGGCAAAAGTCAAACCACATCAAGCCTTGTAGGTCAACAGCAAAGTAATCTATTCGACCATTATAACGACTTGATGAAAACAAATACACAAGATTATAACGACTATATGAACTTGGTTAAAGCTAATCCTTTTTCTACCGATGAAGCGAAAGCGATACTTGGTAAATATAATCTATCAGCTATACAGGGAAGAAATAATCAGCTTGCTTTAGGTACAGCCTCAAACGGCGGTAATGTTGACAGTTACAGCGCCGCAAACGCAATGCGACAGCAAGCGGCGCTATACTCACAGGCACAACAGAATGTATTAGACGCGTATAATGCAAAGGTGCAAAACGCTTATAATTCAACGCAAAAAATTGAACAGGCACGAAAAATCCTATCCGATATGGGTGTTCAAATCGACAATGCGTTCAACAGAGACGAAACAGCAAAGAATAACGAAGTACAAAGAAATGAAACTGTACTTAACGGTAAAGTATCACGTGACGCAACAACAGCACAAGTTACAGGTCAAATTCCTAAGGGTATGCTATATTCTTCAAATCCATTCTTTGATGATAACGGCAATCCGATAGAAGATATTGACTATAAAAAGGTAATCGAACAAGCTATCGCAAGAGGCGATACGCAGACAGCACAGGCGGCGAGAGTTGCAAGGGGCGTAAAAATTTGGAACAACTACAGTAAATACGGTCAATATGATGACGGTGATTACGGTGTTCCGAATACGCAAACAGAGGACGCAAGACAGTTTGACGCAGAACTTAAAAACAGCAAGGATATTGCACAAATGGGTTACGACCACGAAGAAAGAATGCCAGGCATTGAGGCTGACAATACAATCCGTATTAACAATAATCAAGCCGATAATACAATTCGTGTTAATGACGCAAGTGCCAAGAATGAAATGGCTGTTGCAAACAATGCATCGAAGAATACGATAGCTGAAAAAACGTCAGAAATAAATAACACTGTAAATGCATACAAACAGACGGATGGTGCGTTAGGTGGAAATACAGCCTCTTCGTCTAATTCTTCTAAATCGTCAAAAAACGGTAGTCAAGTGGATGGAATAACAAAAGAATTCTTTAACAGTTGGATACAGAGAAACAACAACGCAGCACAAGAAATGGGAAAAAAAGATATGTTTATAGTCAATGCTGATGGTACATACAAAATCAATCCTGCAATTCCGGACAATTATAAGAAAGTTTTGACGATGAATACAGCTAATACGGACGGTCTTACAGATGAACAACGTATAGATTTACTCCATTCAGTGGGTCTAACCGATGATGATATTTATAATGCAGGTTCTTTAATAAAATAATTACAACCAAAGAGGAGCTTAAAATATGAGTAATATGCAAGAGAAATTAAAATCATTACAAAATATTATGTCACAAAGAGGATATAATAAATCTGCATCAACAGCAAGAGAAAATACCGATTTAAAAAGTAATTTGAAATCATTGCAGGATATTTTAGTTAAAAGAGGGTACACACCAAAAAGTGTACCCTCTGAACAAAAAAGCAAAACACGGCACAAAGAAAAGGACAATAATCTTTTCGAAGAAACAAGTAAATCTACTTTTGAAACAATGCCGAAATACCAAGAGGCAAAACAAAAACACCAAAAAGAAAAAGAAGATAAACTTAATGCTATGTATGATAAATATGGCATTGATCCAAATAATTTTTCTTATGATGATTTTTCAAAATGGGCAGAAGAACATAATTTTAACCGTATTCCACATAACGACCCTTTAGAAGCAGGTTATGACTGGCTTCCTAATGAAAAAGGCGTTAGCAAAGAAGTAAAAAAAGATAAAGAAACATTAGAGCAACTTGCATTAAATAATCAAAGAAAAAACACAGCAAAAGAAGGTGGAAATGCACCGGATACATTTATAACAAGTTTAATGGACGGTGCGACTTTGGGCGGAAGAAGTGCGATTGATAATTTAAAGTCACAAAAAAAATATAAAGAAGCAGGGCTTAATGTCAACGATTACGTAAGTGAAAAACAAGCAAATGCAAAATCATCAGAAGAACACCCAATAGCAAGTACCGTCGGAGATTTAGCAGGTTCTACAGTTTCACTAATAGGATTAGGTGAAGCTGTTGGAGGTGCTTTGAAAGGTGTAAAGTGGTTGGCGAAAACACCTACTTGGGTTCAAGGCGCAATAAAAAACGGCATTGTTTTTGGACTACAACAAGGAACAGAAGCAACCACTGACGGAAAAAAAGCAAAAGATATAGCAAAAGAAACTGCTATAGGTGTTGTAGGAGGAGCCGTAGGCGGTGCGACAAGTTCCACTGTTGAAGATTTTGCTGAAAATATCTTGTTTAAAACGAAATTGCAACATAAATTTATACCTGAAATGATAAGAAATGGGGTTGCAGGTGCGTCATTCGCTGGTGCAGACAGTGCGGCTACATATTTTTTGCACCCTAAAGAAGAAAGACCTACAGCTAAAGACGTCGCTAAGAATATAGCTGTGACCTTTGCTTTTGCAACAATTACATCAGCTATAAATATGGGTAAAATCAAGCAATCAAGTAAAGAGGCTTTAGACGTTGTAAACGATAAGATGATGAAAGATTACGAAGGTATGATGAATTCAGCAAGTACAAACGACGTAGAAAGTGTTAAACAATTTGCTAAAAATGTTATGGATTACTCCGATTCAATGATTAAGTATCTTGACGGAGAAGGCTTTAAACTAAAAAATAATGCTCCGTCAGATACTGTTACAGAATACTTAACCGGCAAAGGAAATGCGCCAGTTAAAGATACTGTATTAGAAAAAGCTCGTTTTGTTGGTGAGGACACTCGTGTAAGAAGTATGCAAGAGGACTTAAGGACTATCAAAAGCAGAGCAAAAGAATTTTACGACAGAGCTGATTCAATTCCTTATGATGTAGAAAAAATATCAAAAACATCAAATGTAGGGAATGTGGACAATATCACAAAAGAGCTTACAAACATAAATAATACAAATTCAACGCCACAAAACAAAAATTCGATACAAAATGTACCGAAAACATCAGAAGTAGAACCGATACAAACCGTTCAAGAACAAACACCTATAAGCGTCAAGACAAATGATGTTGAAGCACAAAAAACAGATAAGTTACCGAAAGAAGTTCAAGACAGCGTAAGCAAAGCTGATGTTGTCGCAGAAAACAATCCGCAAGGGTATAATAAGGATTTTGTCAGACGATACGCGAATAGTTTTGTTGAGGTTGCTCAAAAGAGTGACAATTATCCGAATCGTGATTTTCTTGACAACAATATTGCTGATGAATTAACTCAAAAGATACTTACAGGGGAAAGTAAACTTGACGGTAACAGTGCTTTTGATTATGCAGTAAAACAATTCAAATTTATACTAAACCAAGCCGACGAAAGCAAGCTTAATCAAGTACAACAGTTTAATGAAAATCAAAAACAACAGAATGATGTATCAGCTTCCGAAATTAACACCGATAATTCAATTATTAATGATACAGCAGACAGCGTTAATAGCGCAGATACACCAACTACAACTGACACTGCATTTAACGACACACAAGAAAACGGTGTACAGCCGTCTGTAAATCGAGTTACAGATGAAGTACATAATGCAATGAATAAAGTCGGCTTAAATGTATCTGAAAATGCAACAGGTATACAAGAGGCAAATACAAGATTTATGTCAAGCAATGACAATCTTTTCGACAAAAATTATGTAAGTAACTATGCGAATGACTTTGTGCAAGCTATGTCAGAGAAAAACGGACGTAGTTATACTACTTTATCACAAGAAACAGATAACCTTGCCGACGAACTTGTAAATAAAATTCTTACCGGAAACAGTGT